GGCAACTTTGAAATAACGGTATCTTGATTTTTTAACGTGCTACCTAATCTAAAACGATTTCCCCACCGACCTTGTATAATACGATCTCCTGGATATGGCTGAAGCAGTTTAACGGGCGTTTCTTTTATATACTGTTTCCATGATTCAGACAATTCTTGTGTTGTAGAGGAATTACTAGTGTTATACGTAACGCCAGGTAAAAGATTATTATTTAATTCTGATTGTAGCGAATATGTTGTTAAATAGTACCAATCATATCTCCTAACAGAGTTATTAGAATCTTGTTGTAATGCTTTAAATATTAAAACATGTTCCCCGGGCAATGGGACAGATAAATCTCGAATATCTGCAGGCCGGACATTATCGTATGTTTTGGTATTTACGTCAACTATAGAACGTACTGTAATTTTAAATGCATCATTAACATTTTCAGAAAAACTGTCAGATACACTTAATACCTCTGCTATTCTTAAATCAGTTATCATTGTTTTTTGATATCTTATCTTTTGCTTGATCTACGCGGTCTTGCATATGACGCTCTTCTGCATCTTCTTTACGTTTTATTTCTTCAATTTCATCTTCTAGTTCTGAAACATAATTTTGTTCGGCAATTGAAAGAAGTTGTTTCTTTTCTTCGTCGCTCATTAAGCCGTCAGCTCCAGAAATAGTTTGTTTGGTAGAAATGTATCTTTGTGTTATAGCCGCTAATTTGATTAAATGATCATCATTTTTTACGGATATATCCATATATTCTTTGATAAGTGGAACGATGATGGTAGCATCAGATGCATTCTTAATTAAAGGCTGCAACTGTGCTATCATCTGATTGATCTGGCGATCTTTCTTTTTGGAATTGTGATAAATATCGGACATGAGATCCGAGAAAGAAGTATCCTTGAATAGTTTATCGTCTTTATCCATAACACCTTTTAATAATAAATATCAAAAAGGCAATTTCATGAACTCTGATTGTTGATACTCGGTAAATTTATCTTCGTATAAACGTTTGATGGTTTTCATTACTCTGGTAATGTATGTGGTTTGTGCCGGTTCGAGCTTGGCTCGTTCTCGTATTAAAATATACAATGACTTTTTATTGTATTCTTCAATGTTTTCACGATTTTCAAAAAAGTGTAACACGGAATCTGCTACATGTATATCCAACGAAGAACTAAATATATAATTCAGATTACGATAACAATATTCCACAAACTCATCCATAAACACTCGAAGGTTGTCTCGCATTTCATCATTATCCATTTCCGTGATAATGTTTCTTTCTTCATCCATATCAAACTCTTCTGTTTTTTGTTTTAATTGCTTGTAACCTTTTGAATTTTCAGCAATTAAATAATTCCAAGAAGTTCTGGTATAATATGAATAAGCCTTACCGGATTCAGGATTAAATTTATCTAGACGAGCAGTAAGATATGTAACAAGGTCTGATTGTAAATCTAAAAATGAAGAATCGATGTATGTCGGTTTCATCTTGTTGATTAAATTTTCTGCCATTTTCATGAATGCCGGAAAAATGAATCTGCGATAAACACGTTCTTTTAACACAGGACGGTCTTCTAGTTGATTGTATGCAACTATTGCTGCTTGCGTGATTGATGTAAAATAATTATTACTTTTCTTCCTCTTGCGTCCCATTGAATTCTTCGTTTAAATTGTCTATTACTTCTTTTAATAACTGAAACGTTGTTCCTGCTTCATCTTCTTTTTCAAATGCACCTAAACGATCAATTCGTTTCATGTTGCGATGTGCTTCATCAATCATTCGATACATGTATTCGGAAAGCTGTTCTACTTCATCTGTATAGTCCAATTGATCTGCTAATAACCCGGCTAATACATAAGCTCGATATATAAAATATCCGGCAACTCCTGCCAGTATAACACATAGTATTGCTAATATAATCATGATTAATCTTGGTTAAATGAGCTGAAAATATCAGAAATAGATTTACCAATATCCGGATTATTTTCTGCTAAGTTTTTAATTGCATTACTCTTAGTTTCCTTAGATTTAGGAGCAACTGCTTTTGGACTCTGATTGTTTCTCCATCTTTCAAATTCAATTTGAGCTGCCATATGATCTCCGTGATGCAATAACACCGGTAAATTAGTTTTCAATTTAGCCTGTGCACTTCTTGCTACGAAATAAGGTTTATTTGCATCGTCATACATACCATCATGAATTTTTATAGCTTGATACTCAGTCCATGACATTTTAACATCATATTCCTGCAACAACCAAATAGAAAGATCTGGTACCATTGTGAAAGGAATGTTTTCATTGTGTTTATACATTCGACCCATGTTCTTGCGATGCCAATCCGATGTTTCTATCTGATACACCTCATTACCATCACCCGGGAATCCTACTTTACCTAGGTCATGATGCATTGCCGCAAACATCATTTCTTCTTGAGTATAACCAGACATATCCGAACCCATTTCCTGCCAAGCTTCATACAACTTGTTTGTGCAATCCATAACTCGTAACACGTGGTCTACATAACCTCCGGCAAATGCATTATGAAAATGTGCAATGCTTGATGCTGGCATCATTACCATGCGATCTTCTAAATCATCATACAACCGATTCAATTGTGTTGCACGAGTAGGAAATAAATTGTTGACCCGGGAACGATATTCTTCCCAGTTAGACTTTATTTTTTCTGCTTCTAACATAACTTTTTTTAATTATAATATAAGTAATTATTTTCGTTCTTCCAATCGGTTACCTTCTACAAGCTGATGTACACATTTAGAACATGTAACTTTAACCGAATTGATATCACAACGATTTACTTGGGTTCCGCAGTATTTACAATTTAAAGAATGAAATGAACCGCTACCCTTTTTCTGAAAACTCTTTTTTGCCATTTATTTATTTTTTACGTTTTGCTGATCTCCACACATTGTGTAATGAATGTGGTTTAAATGAAGCATCTTTTGGCTTCTCTGGCACCGGAATGGAAGATTCCTGAGTCGGGGCTTCAACCCTCTTGGCTTCACACTCCTCAGTTAATGAATCTTCCTCATCTTCTGCTACCGGCACAGAATCCTGATTGCTTTTAGTTTCTAATAATCGATTCGCAGATACTAATAATATTACTGCTAACGGATCAAACACTATAATGAATAACAATATAAACCAATTAACTACCATATCCATTGAAGCACCAGTTATTCCAGAAACATATGTTAATGGTCCTAACTCTGCCGCAACTTCATTGTCTAACTGAGTGTTTAATATTTGCATTTCGATTGAACTAACCGAATCGGCTATACTAATCTCCATGTCAGATAATTTTTCACGCCTTGCTAATTGAGAATCTAATTGACCTTGCAACACCTTTCTGGTAGCAGATGAAGTAGTGGTTATTCGATTACCTTCTCCGTCTACATAGCTAATAACGTTGTTTGCCAAGCCTTTAGTTAATTCTGATATATTGATATTCAAAGATTCTTTTTCTGCTTGTATAGCCCCTAAATTCGTTTCATATCGCTGTTTTTTAAGGTCTAAAACTGATATTTCACTTTCTACTGCGGACATTTTATAAGCAGTTTGCTGATAAGAAGAAACTAGAAATCCGTATATACCTAATGATGTTATTGCCATCAATATAATCATTGCGGTCGTTAAATAAGTTTTAGCAAGCCATTTTATCGAACTCCAATGTCGATGCAAATATGATGCTGTAACTAGTTTAGAAGCTTCCAGTATAGAAGCCATAAAAATAACGGCAGATGCCTGCGATGAAAATAATTTGCTTAAACCGAATATACTGTAATAAGCTGCGGTAGCTGCCAATGATAATGCTGACAACAACATTACATAAGGTAACATACGTTTCATTTGTCTACTCTCGGTCGACGTAGTACTTTGCTGACTCTATTTTTTTAAGAGCTCTTCCTAGATTGTCTAACGTAGATGTTTTGTCAATTTTGCCTTCTTGCAACATTTTTCCGACATTTCTTACAATTTCATGAGCCTCTGTGAGGTCATCTGTAACTTTTGCTTTGTATCTGTAATACGCCATAATTTATTTGTTTTTATTAATATACTGATATAGTTACTTCAAAGTTAGAATGTCTATCTGCTGTACTTATTGTTTTGCAAGATACAAGATACCCATTGTAAGATTGAATGTCTTTAACTTCGAAATGAGTTGCATATGGTTCATGAAACTTGATATAACCTACATATGTACCATCGCCATTATGAAACTTAAGTTCAAAATTTGAATTTTCTCCTGCCCAACAAATTCCACTTGATGTTGTGCTACATGTAGCTATCACATCATGACTAGGTGTACACCATGTAGGATTAATAACTACATCTTTAATGCACTGTTCATAATCAGAACTTTTTTGTACATGTATTGAATCATCTAGATTACTATTCCTAAAAGCAGCTTGATCAATTGATATTGTAGCTTGTAATGAAGCCGAACTACCTTTTCTCCAGTCACCCACACTATTGTTAGGAGCAACTAAATGTATTATTACTGCGGACACTGCTAATAGAATCCATGTTGATTTTTTACTAAACAAGATTTTAACTCGTTCTAATAAACTTTTAATTTTTAAAACTAATGTTTTCATTTTTTTTGTTTTTATTACTATATTATTATTTAATATAAATATGTTACACTAGTATTTGCTGCTGACAACATTCAATACCTGCCTGCTGCAATGTCTGCTCTTTTGCCTTGGCTTCTACTTCGATATCTAAATCTGCAACACCGTATGTATTCGGTAAGTCGACAATATAGTCAGAATGCGCCTGCTCTTTGATCTTGGTGAATGCCTTGTATTCTTTGTGGAAGGTAGGCCATTGATCTATATTGTCCATGCTGATACCATGGTGTTCAAACATTCGCTCGATAAGAAGTTGCTTCTCGCGTCTACGAGACTCAGAGTAATGAGTGCACTGAGTAACGCCATGCTTTTCCCAAGTCTCTCGTGCCATAAAGAATGCTTCTCGCTCAGACAAATCACCGGTATTGAAAGTGTGATGCCAATAGTCAAATGTGATTGGAATATCGGTATGCACATGCACCATCTCATACAGATCTCGAACTGAATATAACGATGCCTTGTCGTCATTCTCTAGCACTAACCTAGCTTGAAGTTCATCGGATAGCATTGCATAATTAGCTAACCATCTAGAAATAGTAGACGCCTTGTCGCCATATGCAGCGCCGATATGTATATTGATAAGATTGTCAAAACTAGGCTCGTAACCCATAAGGTCAAACATTTCACTGTGTCGTTCTAAGCCAATGATACTGTTAGTAACAACATCACGTTTAGGCGAACCTAGTATGTGAAATGGACCTGGATGCGTAGTTAGTCGATGGCCGTGCGCTCGAGCAAAGTCACCTGCTGCTCGGAGATGATGCTTGATCTCTTCGATGTCTGGTAGGTCTTCTAACACGTAATGATTCCAACGTGGGAATATTTCAGAACCTATACGAAACAATCGAATGCCATTACGCTCATTCCATTGCAGTATAGGAAGTAAATCTTTTGCATTCTTAAGAGATATATCAGACGCTAACTGCATACCGCCTTGCTTAAATTTTCGCTCAATCATGGTGCGCCCGGTGCGTATATCTTGCTTGCCGAGCGTCATATTGATACAACAATAACCAAATCTAATCATAGTATTTTTTTATTAATATA